CCATTTTACCACTCATATCTTGAGTGAGTTTTAACAATCCTTCAGTAGTATCTTCATACTCTTCGTCAACTTCGTATCCTAGTTTGGATAAGATTTGACCTACTACTGAATCATCATCTCCAGGATCGTCGTCTTGATCATCATCTTGATCATCGTCGTCATCCTGGTCATCATCCTGATCTAGATCATCATCATCGTCATCATCTTGATCGTCATCTGCAGCAGGCTCTTTAGATTTTAATTTTGCATCATCATCTAGTTCGTCTGCTCCAGGAGGGGTGTCGGTAATGTCATCATCATTGGCATCTGAATCCATCTCGACGCCACCGTCTAACATATCATCAAAAGATATGTCGTCTAGTGCAATTTTTTCTTGTGCGTCACTCATTGTCTATAAAATTAATCTTTACAAAATTATTTAAAATTAGTCCGATTTACTTGGTTTGATTATTTTTTCGTATATGTTTTACTGTATAACACTTAGAAGCTTTTCTTAAGTCTTACACCGAACCTAGGCCCTTCATTTTCTAATGCAATTACACCAGGAACTGGGTACATACTGCCCTGATAAAGACTATTAGGCTTTGAGTAGTAACCTTCAATAAAATCTCCGTCTCCCATATCATACTTTAGAGAAAGTCTACCAGCACCTCTACCCATACCTGAGTAAGCATCTCTTTGACTTAGAGGAGCTACAGTGCCTGTGCCCGTACTGCCGTATATAGGATTGTTGCGGTTTTTATCGTACCTACCTCTCATTTCGTACCCTACACCAAGAGATAGATTATCATTTAAAGAAAAATTAGTTTGTGGAGTTACGCTCATGTAAGGGCTAACAGCACCGTTACCATAGGCAAGCCCTGCCTCACCTTCAAAGCTACCTCTTACATTTACACCGCTTCTAGGAAACATATTCTCTAAAACATTTCCTGGAACACCTTGCCAACTAGCTTGTCCCCTAATACCTGCTCTTAAGTTTTCACCTGCAGGTCTAAAGCTTTTACCTTTACGATTTCCTACACCTATACCAGCACTTCCTATCAAATCTGCACGGTATTTAATTTCATCTAGTATATCAGTGCCCTGCAGACCTAATGAAAATCTAGACTCGTCATCTACTAGGTTTTTACCAAAAGTGTAATTAGTAACTGCATATGGAGTTTGTGCCCAGTTAGGCCTAGTACTTTGACCTGGCTTTATATAAGTATCTACTTCTTGAAATGCTTCTCCTTCCCGTCCACCAAATTGGTATTTAGCTCTGTTTCTTCTTAAATCATCTATCTGCGTACGATAAGTCCTAACAAAGTTTGCATCTTGATCTCCTCTATCTAAATTAAATTTACCAAAATTAGTGTCGTACATGTACTGCCCAGTTTGTTGATTTAATTTTCTAGAATGTATTCTAGGTGGAATTGGAGGTATAAGCTCAAGAGGAGTATAGTTACCTAGCTTTGCAGACTTTGGAGTTAGTTTTACTGCAGATTCTTTTTTTACAGAAGGCTCGCTAAATTCGATATAAGTTTCTACTCCAAAAGGATTACCATCATTTGGATCCATTTTAGCAGCTTCTTTTGGATCGTACCTACCTGCATTTACTACAAGACCAAGGTTAGAATCATAAAAAGTTGTATCAGAAGGCATAAAGTAGCTTGTTTCAGGATCTATTTTATCTAGCTTATTCATTATCCTGTCATTGTATCTTAAAAGGGCGCTTGGAGTTGTGTATAAGCTATCTAGTTTTGGATACTTTTTTCTAAGATTATTATGCTTTTTAGCTGCAGATTCATGTACATCGCCGCGTAGTACTGCAGAAGGTTGCCACTCTTCTTCATAAAGAACAGGTTGATTGCTCATAGGAATGCTTTCTTGTTTACTTGCTCCATATGGATCAGACTCATCCATAAATACAGGCTTAACTTTAGGTTTATCCCAAATAGCATTATATGCATTTCCTAGCCAAAATTTATTTGCTCCCTTAAGCAAACTTTTTCCCTCAGTTGCATTTGAATACATTTTTTGAAAAATGTTTGCATTAGAATCATCTTGAACATTGTAATATTGCAAATCTGGAGATGCAGACCCGGATCCAGATCCAGACCACTGTAATCTTCCATCTGAATTTTGTACAATTTGATTTCCTAATTTTCTTAAATCAGCTATTTTTGAAGTATCTATTTCACCTGCTCTTAAACGCTCTAACTGCGCATCATAAGCTGCGCTACTATTGTCAGGCTGTCTTTCTTCAGCCTCAAGCTGTGCTTTGTAGTACTTGTTAAGAGCAAGGCTATCTTGATACGCATTATTATGCTCTACAAACTTATCGTAGTCTGTATATGTTTTTAGTCTTGGTCCAGCTGTTTGATATTTAAATCTGTAGCCACCTTTTTTTGCATATGTAGCTCTGCCTGTGTTATCTTCTGTAGATGCAATAAGATTCATAGCCTTCATCCATTTAGACTGATCTTCTCCAAATCTTTGATTCATCCTATCGTAGATTAAACTTTTCTTAAACTCGTCATCTTTAAGTAAAGTTTCTAACTGCTCTTTTGTAAAAGGTTCTTTAGGATTTATGCCATAAACTCTTTGGTTATATGCTCTAACACCATGTATATCTCCTACAGTTTCTTCAGGAGAAACTAAATGATATTTCGAATCTAACTCTGACGCTTGACCCTCTAGCTTTTCATCTAAAGTTTGTAAATATGTCTTAGAAGTTTCCCCAGAATCTAAATGATCTTGAAGCGAGTAAAAATTACCACCACTTGTAAGATTATTTAGGCCATATAAAAACTTGTAATCATTGCTATAAGCATTAGGATCATTATTGTCAAAACTTAAATCATCTCTTGATAAAGACTTTAGCCTAGACATAGATATAGAATGTCCAAGCTCATGCCCTATAGTATTTCTCCAATCAAAGTTTTGAGTATCCATTCCTGCATTAACTAGCATATCACGGGCTTGAGAAACAGCTGAATATGGATTTTTTAACTCTTCATCAAACTCGTCAGGTTGCATTCTGCCACTCATATCAAACTCTGGCTCATATGTAGCAACATTTCTATGCCTTAGAGTTTTAGTAACATCTCGTTCAACTTCTTCCCTAGTTTTACCTTTAGTAAATAGGTCTGGGTTTATGTTCAAACTAGTACCCCCTTCGCCTGGACTAGTTCCTGAAGAAGCCCAACTCCCTAAATCTCCTCCTTGAGTTCTAACATCTCTAATTGCAACTCCATCTTTAAACTGGTCTGTTAAAGATTGGTATTGATTTGCAATAAATTCTGGCTTTTCTTGTACAAGTCTATTTGCAAAACTGCTCCTATATTTCGGATCAGTAGAAAACCTATCTACATCTATTTCATCAGCATATTGACCGGCTGCAAGTCTTTCAAAATATGTGTCACTTCCAACATAATCAAGTAAGTTAGAAGTAAAAGGAGTAGCAACATCAAAGACTCTGCTATCTGTGTCTATGTTTGAAACTCTGCTCTTTTTAATATTACCAGAGTAGGTAGGCTCAATGTCTATACTTAATCCGTGCTGCCAAATCGGATTAGTACGATAAAACATATCTCTAGCATCGTGTATGTCTATTTTTTCTTTTCCCCATTCAGAGTCTAGCTTTCCTTTTCCAAGATCTAAATAGTCAATATTAAACTCAGAGTCCCCAGGATTAGTATAATAACTATTAGAAAAACTAGTAGGAGTTAAAGGATAGTCATATCCAGGCGCGTATACACTTTTGTATCCTTTATTGTATACAACGTTAGAAAGCCTATCTTTAAAAGAAGGTTTATAATCAGACTTACCTCTAAACCCTGAAGTTAAAGCTCCTAAAGCCCTAGATCTAAAATCTTTTGGAGTATACCCATATTGATTTGTAAAAGCAGCAGTTGCTTGGTTAGCAAGTAAGCCTGGCCTTTTAAATTGAACATTATTTGCGCCTACTCCTTTAAAGCTAGTTCCAGAAAAATTTAATGGTAAAAAAAGATTCTCGGCCTCGCCAGTATTAAAACTTCCTTCGCCTACATCTACGTATCCTTCAAAATTGCCAAAAGGGTCTGCATGAATTCTTGGTTTCTTTACAGCCTTTCCAGTAACCTGCACCTCATCAAGCATCTCAGGGCCTTTAAAACCTGCACCCTGATATTTTTTAACACCTCCCAGTTGATACTTAACCCTGTAACCACCTTTCTTGTACGCAGGTGTTTCTATAACCGTGCCTTTGCCTGGGCCAGTTGGTAAGCTTTGTATGCCTGGAGGAACATTTTTAAACGATTGTACTAAATGCCCTTGTTCGTCAAACTTGCTGATGTTAATAGGAGCCTTCATACCCTCTGTACTAAAAGGCGTATTAGGAGGGACATCAGGGAATGCCATAGAAGCATTAGTGTTACCAGCTGCATGCTGTGGCCGTAATCCTTGTGATTGCTGCTCTGGAGTCTGCGCAACTTCCATATTCTGAGGTTGCAACAGCTGGCTAATATCTTGGCCGGCTCTTGCCGCATTAAACAAATCTAGAATGCTGCCTTTGTAGCCAACTGCTCTAGCTGTCTCCAGAATCTCTCTGCGCTTCTCGTTGGTTAGCATTGGCTTCTCTTTGTATTTCTGCGTTTTGGTTGTCAGCGTTCATCTTACGCTCAATCTCCATTTCTTTAATGTCAAGCTCTCTCTGCTTAGCTTCAAAGTCCTGCATCAGCTTTTGCAAGTTAAAGTTTTCAGATGCAGGGTCTTTTCTAGCTTCAGCATTAATCAACGCTATTTCTATATCTGCCTGACGATCCTTTTCTTTCTCTAAACTTTCTTGCTCAATCTTAGCTTGCTCCATTTGCATAGCCTGCTGCTGTGCTTGTTGCTCAGCTTGAGCTTGGGCTTGTTCTAGTTTTTCTTGTGCGCGTTCAGCAGCTTTTAACTTCTCTTTAATTTGCGGGAAGCTTTCTGCATCTAAGATTTCAGCCACAGTAGATGTCTTAGCACCATTCTGCATCATAGCTTGAGTCAAACCTTTAATCTGATCTAGTTTGAGTTGGTCTTTACCAGAGTCAGATACGAATATGCCGTACTCAGATTCTAAGTGGTCAAACGAATCAATGTCTAAAAAGTCTGTGGTACCGTCCGGCATAACAAACTGTCCTTTCTTGCCGGTCAACCAAGCTTCTTTAGAATAGTCAAGCAATGCCTGCATATCTCTTTGCTCTAGTCTAGAGAATTTGCGGAACATGTCTTCTGTAATGTGTGAAGACTGTAAAATAGCTTGTTGGCTAGATGCTTTACCTTCGTATGCCCCAATCTCACCTTGTCGCTGTCTAGATACACCGGATAGCTTTTCCCATTCTTGTAGAATAGAATCAAGTAGCATAATGTACTGCTGAATAGTCTTGATTGACATATCCAATACAGACTGATGCTGTGGAGAAAGCTGTATACCTTCCTTGTTGTAATCAACCCACGCAATACCTGTACCTTCTACGTAGTACATAAACTTATCCATGTCCCATTTCTTAGGAATCATGTTTATGTCAAACTGTGCAATAATATCTTTACTTCTCGCAATAGACAACTCTAATCGATACTTGTAAATGTTGTAATTCAACTGGTATGCAATACCCATAGAAACCAAAGACACATTCTTTGAGTTTATGTCTGAGTATTTTCTACCGTTGATAGGTAATTTACATTTTGATGGATTGTCAAGCGATATACGCTGATTTGCGAGTGGGTTAATGTTTACGTAGAACCTCCCGTCAATCCGGGTACCTTCCCATACCTCATTTACCCACATGTACTTTAACTTAGCTCCTGCTTCTTTCATTTCTGCAGGCATTCTAAATCCGTCTTCCACTTCCATCTCTTCCATAGCCCCAGTTTCTGGATCCATGTACTCTAAGAAGCCAATACGTTTACGAGATTTCCAATATACAATAACTACCTCAACTAATCGGTTTCTGTGAGAGTTCCCTTCTTCGTTTTGGGCCCTGTAAATCAAGTGGCCGTCAATATCGTGGTGATGAGGCTCTTCTAATTCTAAAACCTGCTCAGGAGTTAAAGACTCGTAGTAATGATCAATAACTGTAGAGGCATGTACATATTTACGTACAAGTGCCCAGTCACCATCTTCTACAAATTCTAAGTCTGGATCTTTATCGTAGTCTACGTCTATTGGGTTGAGTATTTCATAGAAAGGCTCTGAACTTCTTACGCCCCTGTGAGTGTAAACCTCGCCGGCCACTAGGAAATGGAACCAAGCTTTCTGCAATTTATCGTAAACCTCTTGGTCTTGCATAATGTACGTCATTGCGTACTGGCCTTTTATTGCGCGATTGTCTACATAGTTGTTTTCAAACTGCTCAGCAATCTGCTCTGGCATTGGTATTTCTTCCGGAATCTGATTAGGATCTACTAGTTCAGGATTTTGCTCAGACATTACTTTTAAGAACTGCATCTGCAAATTCTTGTAGATAAGCTGTTGCTTTGCGTTCTCCTTCTCAGATATTGCATTTGCATTCTGTACTGTAACAGTATAATTGAGAGGTCTTTTAGACTTTTCGCCTAGTAGGAGATCCACAATGGGTTTAATAATAGGATAGTTACGCATTTTAGAGGGGAAGTTCTTACGAGTTTTTCCGTAAGGTTTTAAAACGTAACGATAGTCATCCTCATCAATTATACCGTTATAGTAATCGTACAGTATGCTCAAATCACTCTTGTGATCGTGCAATCCGTTATGAGATAAGTTAATATAGGCCTCAACGCACTTTTCGCGCCATTCCTTTGTTTTTTTCGATAAAGGCAGTCTTTGCTGCGGTATTTTTTCTCCCCCTAGATACATAAATAACAAAGTTACTAGCTCTACAGCTCTACAGCATGCGTTGCTATTATTTTGTAAGTGCCCTTATTGGTATAGCACTTTTTAATGGTAGTTATTATCAAACCAAGCATCTACTGACCGGTCTTCTAATATCTCCTTTACTTCTGCATTGTATAACTCGCGCGTATGATACATACCAATCATAAGCGCCATTACCCGGTCAAAGTTACCCTTGTGGTTAAACTTAATTAGCTCTTGCAGTAAAGCTAAATCATATATTTTGTGTAAGTTAAGGGTTACAGTCCCATCCTCACTTTTACTCCTAACAGAATTTAGCCAGTCTCGTATGTAAATCTCACCTTGTCTTTTCCTAGCGTCTGTCATATGCATACCATACTGCCGCTTTACAGTTCTAGATCTCAACTCTTTTTTATCAAGCATTTCAAACTCTTCTTGTAGCCTGTGAAGCTTCCTGTACTGCTTCGCGTACTGTATTACGGCACCCCGGTCATTCTCAAACCCAATCTTAGCGTTGTAATAATCAGATAGCATAAACAAGTTGCGATTATAGTCGTCTTGTGTTTGCGGTCTCCCAACATAGCTGGCTACAATCATATCATCCGGTTGTGATATATTGTTTGTCCTTTTTATGACATAGGCAGCCCCTAAAGATGTAGAATCTGCACTTTGATTCTGCCCATAGGGGTCATGACAGAGCACATACAAATTGTGAGGCACTTGCCCCTCTTGATTTTTGTACGGGCCTTCGTAAACTACAACTGCACCAGAAAGATTGTCTTCTTTCCTGTGTGGAAACCTAGATATAGGTCTTAAATCCCCGTCCATTTTAAATTCTATGGTGTTGCCTTTTGCATAATAAAGTCTGCCGGCAGTTCCTATGCTTTGTAGATTGTTTACCTTAACTCTGTTGTACTGCTCTTGCAAAGATGCAATATCAAAGAGGTTAGATGACACTTGCAATGTAGCTTCCCTAGGATTATTAGGATGCTCAGCTATGTATTGGTCAAATGCCTTAGGATCATTAGTTCCCTTTTTCTTATTCCTGTTTTCTGCTTCAAAAGCTATTGCAGCCTCCTCGTCAGAGTTCCCATCTTCATCAATAAACCCATCCAAGTTTTTGTAGATAGGTACAAAGTATCCACATTGCGTACCTGCAGCCCCGTCATCCCAGATATTGTCAAAATCCATACAATCGTAAGATGCAGGATTGTAAAACAGCTCCTCCATACCCTCAAAGTCAGCACCTTCTGTACCACCGGTACCAAACGCTACCATTGTACCAAGAGTTTTACTACCCTGACGCATTGTAGGCATAGCAACTTCCCAAGCTTTTAACAATCCTGGAAAAGCACCGGCCTCTTCAAAGAAAATAAGCTCACCTGCTTTACCCCTTACTTTATCGGGTGCATCTTTCAACGATACTCCCATAATCATAGACTTCATGCCCAATTCTACATCTGAACCGTTAACGTTCTTTTTGTAACCGGACATTTTGTTCATTTCTCGATCCTTTAACCTTGGCTGGGTCCAGGCTGTGTTATCATCAACAAAAGATAAGATTTCCCAAGCCTTTGACAGAAGCCCATCCCCAATCAAGTATTCTTTTTGGCCGGCAAATACGTAATTCTTGCTATTGCGTATGTGGAAGTAGTTCCTAGCAAGCATTGCAGCAGCCTTATACGAATACCCTTTACGTCTTGCTTTTAGCACAGTCATGTGCTTGTTTGTTTTCCGGCAAGTATCTATAGCTGTAAAGTATTCGTGGTCACCGTCGTAAAATGCAGGGAATGTACGCTCGCGTTTTGCTATTACGGTGCCGTCAGGCAGTTCTTCATCAATAGATCGGTCAATTGGGCAATAGTTTAGGTAGAAATAGTGATTACCTGTGATAGTAATTTCTGTATCGGTGCCTTCCCCAACAGTGTAGCCGTACAAGCATCTATGTTGCTCCTGATCCCAGAATTCATAGAAGTCTTTTGTTCCTGGAAGAGCATTAGTGTAATATCCATGCTCTATAAAGTGCAAAGCTGCCGGTCGTAGTCTATTAGTGTCCTTAAACATTAATGGCTATACTTATTTGTTTCCACACCCCCACGATTAGAAGACTGCACTTGCTTTTCTTTCTTCACAAGATCTTCAAGTTTGCTAATACCATTGATAACATCCCCCATCTTAGATAAATTTGCAACTAAGTCTTTGGCTGCAAAGATTGGGCGGCCATTGTCATCTGATAAAGTAAGGTCAATGTCTTTGAAGTAGTTCTCAAGCTTGACAACAGATTCTTTAGCTGCAATAAGCAGTCTCACTGCTGAAGTTTCCTTAAGTTTTTTGTATTTCTCGCATGCAGCTTGTATAGCTGAGTCTGGTTCCCATTTTGTTTCCCCAAACACACTAAGCTTTACCTCATCACTCCTTACGTCTTCCCCGTACACAGAGAATGGTGATGCATGGTCGCAGAAAAAGTAAATATATGCAAGCTCTTTAGTAGACCGGTCTTTTGATTTGGTTTTGTCTCTATTTACTATCTTTGCAAACTCCTGAATAGTTAAAACGTACGGAGATGGTATAGCAACGTTATCCTTTATCGTCAGTAAGTCCATTTTTCTTGTTTACATTTTTTAACCTATTAGCGTTTACAGAAAACTTACCAAAATACGGAAGTCTAATTGTATCAAAGCTACCATCACTCATAACTTTTGCCACATACTTAAACTGAGCTTCTACAATATCTGATACAGCTTTCAGTGGTAGGTTATGTTTACTCGCTAGTTCCTGTATCAGTGCTTTCTTCGACTTTGCCATATTTACCTATTTGCGGTGCCCATTTTTTCTTGGGACAGGTAGAGGTTTTCCACTTTGCTTTGTGTTCCAATAAACATCCACAAGCTCCGCACCGTGCCTTATCGGCTAAGTAAAACTCGCAGCTTGCACAGACGTTTAACCTGCGTTTGTATTCTTCTTCTGTAACATTAGGCATGCCCTCAGCTACATACTTAGTAACTTCTTTACTAAAATTCTTAGTCATCTGCCATATACTCGGCAAATCGTTCTCCTGGCTCATATTCTAATTCAATAATTTCTACATCTAGTAAGTTTCCGTAACCGTCTTGTACAATCCCAACATATACGTCGTCTACAAGGTACTGTGTTATTACAGGCCTAAGCCTCCCTTTGAATATTAACTTTGACTCCAGTGGTTTTGACATTTAACAGCTGATTTAAAACGTAGTTCTTGCCTACTTTGCGGATTGCTCCTTTATCCTTAAACTTTTTAACGTAATTGTTTAAGGTATTAAAATCGCTGATATTTAGAGCCCTTGCGGCCTTCTTTTTATTGTCAGATGCGCAAAGATTCTTTTCCCCGGTCTCTATTTGCAGGTCTACTAAGGTAGATAGAACTTTGATTTCCATATCAGTAAGATTGAAAATACCATTCCAAAGCTGCAAGTACTTATTGGTAGAATTTACTTTAATTGTTATCTTCTGTTCCATTCAAAGTTTCTTTTATCTCTGCCTCTACTTCTTCTGCTAGCGGTAATTGCATGCAATATTTATATAGCAGTTCTTCCATCTCGGATCTGTCTCCTTCTTTCTTGATATAGACCTCCATATAGTTATAGAGCGCTAGAGTATGGTTAGTAATGCGACTTTCTAGCTGGTAGATTAAGTCGTGTATTGGCTTTTCCACTTTGTAGGTGGTGCCGTCTATGTTAAGCTTACGCTTATTTGGTTTCTTTATCTTCATCGTCTTCTACAGTAACTTCAATTATGTATTCTCCTTCTCCTATAAAAACAGTAACTTCCCAGGTTGTGCTCACATTCTTTTCTGCCCAAAGTTTAAGCTTCTCTTCGAACTCAATCATCAGATAAACAAGTTCATCTAAATCTTTTGTAACAAACTTGGTTCTAATCATCGTTAAACTTTACTCTTGCTCGGCCATCCTCTACAATAATCTTTGCTGTAGTAGATTGCCGGTTAAATTCTTGCACATGCGGTTCAATGTCCTTCCTAGTAGCCATAAAAGTTAAGAATACTGCTAATTCCTTAGCTGCTCTACGCGTAGCCGTGCTTATCTCGTCTGCTTTTTCTTTTGTTTCAAGCAAATCGTGATAATCTTTCAACGATATGGTTACTGTGCCGGTAATCACTAGAATTTACCTAGAATTTGGAACTCATTTACAAATAAGTACGATACCTCATTGATATGTACAATCATTGCCTCTGAAGACGGATCTACCATAACAGTATCCCCAACTTGAGTCTGTCTACAGTCTGGACCTACGGCCAATACCTCTAAAACGTTAGTACGTAACTTGTTTGCTACGTCGTCTTCTAAGATAATACCTGATTCTCGCTTCTTTGCTGCTGGATTAGGTAGTATTACCCATCCTCCGTACGGTTGAAAGTCTAATTTAGCGTCTGCCATTGCCTATAAATTTAGTTATAAGCAAAGTTATAATAATATATTTTACACTTACAAGAAAAATATAAGATTTCTAAACGCTTTTCTTGATTCTAGATAAAATACTCTCTTTAGGAGTTTCTTTTAGGGCCTTGTTATTGTCCCTGTAGAGTATAAACGCAAATATGATTAGAGTTGCCATGATAGCAAAGAAAGTAGGTACCATCCAATACTGCCATTCAGTAGCAGATAAACCCTGCTTATCTTCTACACCACCTCTCCAACTATCCTCATGGTCTTTGTGTACATAAATGTAACGCATTTGAGATGCATCGTAATCAACAGCTACGCTATCCTTGTAACCGCTTGCCCAAGTTCTAACGCTATCTCCCCAACTACTTACCTTCTCCTGTGGCATACTTCACTCCCATTATTGTTCCTATGATGCTGAAGCTATTGGTAAGGAGGATGCCTATCAAATTAGTCCATGCATTTCCAAGCAAAGTTGTATCCCGGTTCATCGTAAGACCAACCAAGTACATAGTAGTGCTTACAATACCTACACTTACAATAATAACTAGTGCTACTCTAACAATCTGGCCTACAAGTTCAAATTGTGTGCGCTTTTGCAATACATCTAGGTCCTCTACAGCTTTATCCCTTAGTTTTTCTGCTTCATCCTTTTCATTCTGAAGCTCTATAACAAGAGCCTTATTTACTGTGGCCGCTTCTTCAAGCTCTTTGTTCTGAGCCTGTACTTGCTTAGTAACATCAAGCCTTTTTCTCCGGGCATTCTTATCCCTAGCTTTGCACTCTTCAACATACTCCTTGACATCGGCAGGTAAAGTTTTTGAAAGTATCTTTACGAAGTTCCCCTCCAAGTAAACCTTCTTAGCTTTTGCTTTACGCAATGCTTCCTCTACCGTGTCTTTAGAAGTTATCATTTGTACACTTTGAACGGATTTTCTTTGTTCTTATAACCTTCGTAGTCCTTAACAAACTCCTCAAGGCGTGGCTCTATCTCATCACTCTTGATGATCCAAAACTGTGCGCCTACAGCTTTGGCCTTTTCTATCTCTTGGTTGTCATCAGAGCTAGAAATAATACCGATTACCACTCCGTTTCCGTAATCTGTATTTATTTTTCTGATAAGCTCAATGCCGTCAAAGCTTGAACCAATGATGTTGAGGTCCACGAATACACACTCTGGTCTTTCGTCGATAGGGCCCTCAACAAACCATTTCTTAAATAATTTGTCTGCTTCATCTGAACTGTCTAGGGCTTGTAAGCTTAATGTCATATCAAGGAGGCTGCACGCATCCTCAAAAACTAAGTGGAAGAGATCCTCATCATCAACTAGTAGTATACTATCTATCATTTCAATTTTATTATCATCATTGTACCATTCTCTAGTTTCTCAGCCCTCATTGTAAACCCATGCTCCTTAATAATAGCTACACAGATATTTAATCCTAATCCGGTGCCTTTATGTTTAGTGTTGCCGCGGGTATACGGCTGAGAAAGTCTTAAAAAATCCTCTTGACTTATACCAGTCCCATTGTCCTGGATAGCAATAGTATTTTCAACTCTAAAGATCGTTACTTTTTTCGTACCGCTATCATTATACTTTAATCCATTCCGAATCAAGTTATCCACAGCAGTACAGAAGAGTGCAGGGTTAATTTCTAGTTCTCCCAAGTCCTTGATTACAACCTGCTTACTGTAAGATGTTGAAGATAGATAGTTTTTAAGAATATCCTTTACATTTACAAGCTGCATATCAAGTTGTGCATCTTCCTTTACTAGGTTAGTGAATTCTTTTACGCCAGTGTATACTTTTTGTGTGTGGTTTAGTCCCTCCTGTATCATTCTCAAGGGGGCTGTAATTTTTAGATCTTCTATTTGCTTTTCTGTCAGTCTACGCTTCAAACTGCTCAAGCCTCTAGGAATATAAGTATTAATTCCAGAGTGCATATCGTGCCGTAGAATCTTAGCAGCGTGCTCTAGGTATCCATTCTTCTTATGCATCTCTTCCTCAATCTTTTTTGACTCAGTAATATCAGATGCAATCTTCAGAATCCTGTACACCTCTCCATAGGGATTCATAATAGGATTGTAGTTACCGTAAATCCAAATATCATTACCATCCTTATCCACTCGTAAGAACTCACCGCTCTTTACCCTGCCTTTACTCAAGTCATACCAAAAAGAACTGTAGGCTGCCTTATCAATATGCTTAGGCATAAATATCCTGTGGGACATACCAATAATCTCCTCCTCTTGGTACCCGGTCAATTTACAAAACACCTCATTACAAGAAATAATAACCCCGGCCTTGTCAAACTCAACAAGTGCATTGGACTTATCAATAGCCGCTAGGGTATCATCAATACTCTGAAGCTTATACCTAACTCTCCTGACAAACTCTACAACAGTGTAGAAAAAAAATGGCATAAAAAGTACTACAGCCGCCCATCCTATGATCACACTCTGCCTTGTTAATTCTGCATAGCCGATCATAAGAGCCGTCTGGTAACTAAAAAACGCTAGCATAATTGCAATTGCAATACCTAGCGCTATACGCGATACAATAGATAATCTCATCTCTACCCGTTTAGATACACCTTCCCCTTAGGGAATTTGTATTTCGATCGGAACTTCACCTTTTAGCAGTGCTACCATTTCTGGTTACCTAGGGACACTAAAACTAGTGTTAATTCACCGCACCTACCTGTGTGCAATGTGCCCCAACTACAGGCTATATCCTCTCT